TTCTTCAACGTCTGGTCTAAATGCTACTGTTCCTGAAAGTGCCATTAATTTACCTTATGCAAAAAAGACGTTCGCTAATACAACTGTGGCAACTGTATACCCAACAGCCAATCCACTCTTAAACAACATACCTTCGTCTGGGATAGTATTATCTACAGTCGAGTTGTCTGTCCCGATTGTCTGAGCTTTGAATAAAACCGTATCCGACTCTGGAGTGCCGTTGTAGAAGTCAACTAGACCTGCTGTTCCAGCAGAGACAATTGAATACCCTTTTAATCTAGTTCTACCACCGCCACCAACTGCACTCGCACACAAACTACCCGAACCCACAGTAATGTTAGCTGCAAATTGTGCTGAACTTGTTACGGAGGTAACCGTTAAAAACAACTTTGCTCCTGCCACAGCTTCGGCAGAGCCTGTTGAAGTAATAACCTCCGACAGAGCATTACCAAAAACATCTGTGCCTACGATTGTATTTGTTTTTGCGTTATCTCCAGTCCCTGCCGTAGTGACAGTTACATTTCGAGCACCACCACCCAAAAAGGTAGTTGCTGCCATTGTTGCTGATGTATTCGGTCTAGCTGCTGTAACAAGCCGATCTGGATCAGCTGCATTCTCATCAGCTATAAACTTGACTTGTACGTCTGTTTGTACACCCATATTAATCTCCTATAAAATATAGGTGGGGCGTTAACCCCACCAAATTAAACATTAGGCTGCGAAAACAAACGTGCCTGTAGTAGCTGCTCCAAGACCTTGAAGATTGTACGAAACATTCCACAAACCTGCGGTGGTGCAAGTAAAATAGATGTAAGAACCAATGCTCATTAAATTTGTTGTTGCGTTAGCAGGAGTGAACTTTAACAGAGTTTCTCCTGCGGTAGAGGCATCAAACGTGACCGCAGCACTTGTACGACTCTCCATAATACTACCTGTTTCATAAGCATCGCTACCTGCACAATCAAAACTAAGGAAAGCAGTTCCCCCCGTAGTGTCTACCGACTGAGCGTGAATACACACAACGCCAACTGTCGCAGCAGGAAGAGTAGTAATCTGTTGTGCTCCTCCAGTGAATGGATTGATGTTAATTCCTGCAACATAAGAAACAGTGCCAGATGTGGCTTTTGCCGTTACAGTAAGTCCACCTAAAGTGGGCATCCCACCTGAAAATACAGAACCTGCAACTGTTAAGTTTCCACCAATAGTAGCGTCGTTATTATATGTAGAATTTGTTGTGTAAGCTCCAGTCGTTGCATTCTTTGTAACGTCTTGAAAGCCGTTTTCGGAGCGTACTGCTCCTGTAAATGTAGTGTTACCCATGGTGATCTCCTGTCTGGGATAAGTCAGCTTTCGCTGTCAGGATTAAAAGTTGAGGGAGAGCTAATGCCCTCCCCCTGTAGTATTTATGCAGCACCTTCTGTGCCAAATATACCACGCCAATCGGTTACGCCAAAGCTATACCGTTCACGAACTTTGTAGCGAACATTACCAGTCTCGAAATCGCCTTCCATGCCCTTTTTCATTGGGCTTCTTTGGAACATCTTTAGTCCGTCAGGAACATCCGTCTGAACAAAGAAAGCATCCGCATCAGAAAGTCTTCTCATGATATGGTAGCCTTTAGGTAGATAACCACCTGACTTAATAGCGTTGATATCATTATCAGCAGTTCCAGTACGGAGCTGTGATTCCAACAGACGCTCTGCAACAAAGGTATAGGCAGTTGGAATAATCAACTGTGTACCTTGTGCTGCAATCCGTAGTCCACGATCATCTTTCATATCCGCAATTTGAATAAGAATGGATTCAAGTGAAGTTTCAGATAAATCAGCAGCAGTTGCTAACACGTTGGACTGGTTCCCATTAGTAGTTGGGTGAGATGCACTTAAAAGTACAACACCGTCACCACCAGTTACACCAGCTGTCTGTGCGTCATTTAAAACATTCGCAGCTTTGATTTCCTTAGTGGAAGCCATTGAACGTGCAAGTGCCTTTGTATAACGGGAAGCAATCGAACCATATTGGCCATCCTCTTCAGCTTCCTCAGTAATTGAGAACGCCAAAGCGATTGTCTCATGCTGATAACGTGCAGTCCATTGTTGACTACCAGTATCATATGAAACACTAGCACCTTCATCTTTTGTTGGTGCAGAACCAAAACCTTGCAACAAGACATCTTCTTCATAAGCTTTATTTGAACTGTTTGAAGAGAATACCTGTGCGTATTCTGGTGGATAGCTATCGTATTCAAGACCGAAAAGAGTATTCAGTCCTGGCTCAAGCATTTTAGCAAATTGTGCTCTATTCATCGCCATTTTTCATACCCTCCTATATACCTGCTACGTTTGTACCAAGGATGTGCTCATTAATTGTCACCTCCATGATAGCATTCGCACCAAAAGCGTTGTCTGGGGCTTCATACAAGCTAATGATCTTACAGGTAGCAATACCTGCAGCCATTGTTCCGCTTGCTTCAAAACCTGATTGACCAGTCACAGTTGAACCTGCACCTGCAACAACATCAGCACAATTTCCGATATTGGTTTGGGCAGGTGATCCTGCTGACTGAACTTTATACACAATATATGGATCATCATATACATATGCAATTATATCTGTAGCCACTGTGCCTGTTGGCCAGTATTGACTATAAACATATGAACCATCTGAAGCGGTATACGATACCCCTGCAAAGACACCAATATTATTGGTTTCTGTCGCAGTGTGCGGAGTAAGCAAACCAGTGCTTATCAGAATAACAAGATCACCTGTAAAGATGTTCTCTGCTAGTCCTGAAGCAATAGTGTACTTATTCGCTCTAGGGATATTACCACTCATATGGCGAACTGGGACAAACCCAAAGGCTGCATCTACATTAGCCATTTTTCGCTCCTTTTCAGCGTAAAGTTTTAATCATCCATAACAGAGAGATCTCTGCCACGGCTCGAAGAGGATTCCCTAGTTTGATAAATAGGTTGTCCTGTTTTTCGTCCTAACGCATCTAAGTCCCCTGCAACTGATTCGTTTGCTTCAACACTTCTACTGTGATAATAGTTCTTCATCTGCCTATGTTTTTCAACAGGCATCTCACAAAGCAACATTCCTTCAATTCCAACTGACCCTGCCCATTGACCGTGATTGATAGTTGGAAATAACTTTTCTTTCACAGTATCGGCTTTGCGTGGTTCCCATCCCTCACGCATACGTTTATAAACATTATCAGGAGTATCCCTGCCTTGAATGCTTGTAGCTATCCATCGTTGAGTGTAACCTGGACGGGGTTCGGGTGCATCCAACAATGACGGTGGCTTCCATGCAGTATCTGGGCGAGATTGCTCATCACGCATGGAATTTCGAGTTTGGTCCGCACGAACATTTCTTTTCTCAGTCATGACTGGCTCCTTTGCTGACGTTTGATTTCAGCCTCATATTTTTTAAGACTTGCTTCATCTGTAATTCCAAGTTCTCTAGCCATCCTAAGTTGATCTTGCGACATACGCACTCTATTGCCTTTATAAGAAGATGAGCCACCTGTAGTTGGTGCAACTGGTTGTCTACTTTTTACTCTAGCCTTATTTGGGCTTGGTTGGGAGTTTAACTCAGGAAATACTTTTTGTAAACGATTATTCAACACTTCATAATATTCATCAGAATCTTTATCATATCCTTCTAAATCAAGTTGAACATCAATAGAGCGAGCTGCTGCCGTTTCTCGCTCAAAACCTGTGGAATTAAACCAACGATTGTTTTCCCACCAACCCATAGCTTTTTGAGGAGCTGGATTTTGAACAGCTTGCTGTGCTCTTCCAACAGTTGGAGAGGCAGCTTGTTGCGACCTTTGCTGCTTTTGCATTTCTGCAATTCGCATTGAAGCTCTCATATCAGCCATTTGTTCTTGGAAGTTAACTTGAGCTTCTGTGTCACCTTCCTCAACTGCCTTTGTTAAAGCAGCCTTTGTTTGAGAATATCTTTGATTAAAAGCTTTCTCGCTGTTTTGAACAGACCCTTGTTCAAGTCGAGCAAGTCTTGCACTAAGCTGGGCATTTTGCTCTTGGATTTGTTTAGATTGAATTTCAGCTTGTCTCCGCTGATCAACAAGTTTCTTAATCCTCTTTTGTACTTTGGGGCCGTAATCCTCTTCTTGGTTTTCACTCGCTGCTTTTTCTTCTTCAATAATGTCCTTAACTTCTTCGACAGGATCATCTGTTATTTCAATTTGAAAATCCTCAGGCTCACCTTTCGCCTTCTTGATCTCATCTTCAATTTCATTGATTACATCTTCGTTTGCCATGGTAGCGTCCTTCCAAGTTTTACGCTAAGTAAGCGGTGATTTCGGCATCCTCTGGTAGAATTGACGTTAGTTCATCGTCATTCAGCAAGAGAAACCTTACACCATTAATTGTTACTTTTTGACCTGCATATTTGCCGTAAGTAACTCGATTACCAACTTTCGGAGAGTTCATCTTCCACGAAGCTCCAGTATCCCTATCTTTAAATGCAAGATCACCCATAGAAGCAATGCGACCGTGAGCAGTTAAATACTCCTCATTGTCTTTTGAGATCATTGGCAAATGCAAACCACCTCTTGTCTTCATTTTAACTTGATTGGGATGTACTAGCACTTTCCAATTTAATGGAACTGGTAGTTGGTGCGAACCTATTGTTTGTTCTGTAGACTCGTCTTTGTATTCATGTTGATGAGACATGGTCTATTCATCCTCTTCATTTAATTTGTTTAATGTTTCGTTGATAATCTCAGAAGCTTGTTCTAAACCCTCTGCAATACCTACGTTCTTTTGATATGTTCCAAAGTCGGAGATCCGACCTTGAACCATGCTTTCAGCTATCTCTAGCCGTTTCTCCTTTAGATTCTTTTTTATCTTCTGGAGTAGGTCTGTTACTGTCATTCTTTACACCTCCTGACATCGAAACGCCAGAAACCTTAACAGTTACATCTTTTTTTTCTTCTGACATTAATACCCTTTCTTCTTCATCATTGGTTTTCTTTTTGCCATTGGCTTTTTCTTTGCCATTGTCATTGGTTTTTTCTTCATGCCCATAGGCTTCTTTTTACCATACATAGTTTTTCCTCCTTTCATTAATTGACCAAAACTACTTCTATTCATCATGCTTGACCACCAGATAATTCACGAGCCAATATTCTTAGTGTTTCAATAAAACTCTTGTCAAGTTCTTTTGCAGCTTTTGCAAATTCTTTAGGAGAGATCTCGTCAGATTTAATATTCCTACGTTCCAGAAAGCTTTTCGCTGCTCTAATCTCTGCCTGTGCCACTTTTTTAATTGCTGCTCGTGCCATTTTTATTTTATACCTAAAGTATATGGTGAAGGATTTGATCCTATATTAGCAGCAGGACTTGCGTCGGCAACCGAAGTACCAATAAGACCACCCATGCCATAACCAATTCCATCACCGTATCCATTACCCATGCCACCTCCAAAAGGTTGACCAAAAAGTCCACCAAGATTACCAAGACCACTGCCACTAAATAAATCAGGGAAAGTATCGTCTGTTAGTTGTTTAACTTCACCAATATAAGGTTTTATTTTAGCAGTAAGCTCTTGGCGTTGTTGTTGTTGAGCTTGATTGATTATAGGAGAAAGATAACTAGCTATAGCACCTTCAGAGCCTCCTGCTTGAAATCTTTGTTTAAAAAGAGCTTCATAAGAAGATTGTGGATTTGGATCTTGAACCGATTGAAGCCCACTCATTTCTGTTGGTTTATTAAACGGAGGAGGTCTACCCCCCATTGTATAATTATTTTGTTGATCAGGCATTTCTATTCCCCCACTTTCTACTTTTTATTTGCAAGCGAGGAGCCTGTTAGAATTGCTCCAAATGCCAGATGAAACAACCCACCACCCAAAAGTGTAAATGGCTCATGTTGTCCTGTTAGTTTTTTCATCAATTCCATTTGAACCATTGGCTCCTTAGTTGAATTTATAATTTCCATAAATTGGGAAATGTCTGGTCTGTTTAATCCCCACCACACTGGACAAAATAGAAAGTCGTAAAAGCAAATTACCAAATAAAATATAAGTGCAGTCCAACGCCAAGTTATTGTACTTTTTTCGTGTGTGGTTAGCTTCTCCATTTAAAGACAAGGTGGTGTACACATAGCTTTATTTACTCCGTAAGATATAAGAGCAATAAATATTACTATTCCCAACCCAATCCAAATCCATTTATTTTTCATCACCACGCCTTACACGACCAATATCGTGCCTTTGTTTTCGGACCAGGCTCATCACAATTGTGTCTTGCCCTAAAATTCTTTCTACGTCCCTTTTGATTTTTCTTAATACGCATATTGGGATCACCAAAGGTAACACGTTTAACTTTATCACCATCAGTCACATAAACAACAGATTTCTTTTTGCCATAGGATGTCTCACCCTTAGCAATTCTTCTTGGGTTGTTTAATTTAACACTCTTACCTTTGTAAGTTGCCATTATGAGTTAGCAACTTTCTTAGCTTTATCTGACAGGTCTTTTTTGTGAACTAGGAACTTGCTGGAAGATGTGTGGGTTTTACCAGACATAACTTTGCCTTTTGCATCTTTATGAGTAGCTCCTTTGTGTTCTTTTCCGTTCTTGAAGTAATGCTTTACACCTTTAGCCATTATTTCTTACCTTTCCAATTTACTCGTTTTGCTGAAGTTTTCTTTTTTGCTGCTGTTTTTGCTGTCTTTGATTTGCATTGTGACATTGTCGGTCTACAGGCAGGATAGCCTCTCTTGGTCTTGGTTCTAGACTTACGTCCACAAGGCTTGCCAGTCTTACAATCAACCCAGCCCTTGCCTTTGTTTTGACCAAACCAATCTTTTAGACTGTTACCACTACTTTTTTTTCTTGGCACTCTTCTTACCCCAATTTTTCGCACCTACCTTGCGACACTTAACCAAAGCTCCAGATCCATAGGCAGAAGGCCACGTTCCACCATTTCGAGTGTAACGAGCCTTTACCTTTTTGTAACAGGCATCTCTCTTTGGTTTTTTCTTAGCAGCCACTAAACTTGACCTCCTTGGTATATTGTAGTATAATTTTGCTTCGTAAGAAAGGAATATATTTATGGATGACCCAATTAAACAGCTCAAGTACGACCTTGATCAAGGTGATTTTGACCCACACATTTTTCGCCACAGCATTCACTCCTCTATTTGGGAACTGGTGGAACAGATAAAATTAACCCCTGAAGATGAGGGTTTAACACCAGAACAAGAAAAAAAATTATATGACATTGATCGTAACCTATGTTCAAACTTGCGTATCAACATCAAAGAGTTTCCAAGCCCAGATTATTGATCTTATTTATTGTATGGGTATCCCCTTCGTGTGTTATCAGTTTGGTATAAATACTCTTGGATGATGTCATTCAGTTCTTTTGTAGCAGGTTGATCGGCTTGCCTTAATTCCATTGATCGAATTGTGGTTGCCTCTGGAGGTACGACATCATCAATTATCCTATCGTCATAAAACCTATTAAAAAACATTCCTGTAGGTACATCTCTGAAATTTCCTCTCTCATCTGCCATTCTATAGACAGGCGTACCCTCAACACGTTTTAGACCTGATGGATAAGTCATGTGGTTAGATATTGGGTCAATTGGAGCATTATAATCTATTTGAGCAATCATTCGACCTGTTGCATCTCCAGACCCCATTCCAAGCATATCGGCTTTTGAAACAGCAGCTCTTACTGACGCTTGATCTGGAAAGCCTAACTTCATGCTTCTTGGCTTTGCCATTTCTTCAGAAAACGCTTTTCTCGCTTCTCCACGATTTGGTGCAAACAAATATTCTTTAGCTTTCTCTAGGTCAGATGCTTCCATTTTTTCCAAACCAGGCCAGTCAGGTATTGTTTCTCTTAATTTTTCATCAAATTGCTTCGCAGCTTTTTTTGTAATCTTCATGTTTGGGATCATGTTCAATGTAGTGTCTGCAACCATTGTGTTAAAATTTACATTATCACCTGCTGCGTTAAAAAATGTTCCATATACTGGAACACCCTCTTCTAATATCTCGCCAGTCTTTGGATCTTTAACTTGACCAGATAATGCTTCTGCTTTTCTTCTTTGTCTTTCTAAAATTGATGGATCACTGGCATACATTCTATTATCTAATAAATTTCCAGCTTCTGTAGCGTATTCATAACCACCTTCTCTAGCCACTGGATTAACTAAAGGAATATCGTTAACGGACAAAATAGATCCTGTGCCACTCGCACGATCACCCTTAATTGACATAAATTGAGCACCTTCATCTATTGCTTTTTGATAATCAAAAGGCTCTGGCTGTGTTTGAACTCTAGTGCTAATATCAATTTCTGATCCCATTTCTTGCAATGGGACTGTGCCTCTTGTGACTTTCATTCTCCCAAGAGGGGTTTCCTCTACATAGCCACCTTTTGTCAAAGCACTTCCACGATTTTGGTTCTGAAGGTAGTTTTTAATAATGGCATTCGTTGTGGCATCGTCAGAGTAACGCAATCCTTGTTGCATTACATTGCCCCCTAATTCAGCGGTCAAATCGTCAACCGATTTATACACACCATCTCCTACATCAACTACACCAGTGACTTTAGGCTTCAACCTAACATTGCCACCAAGTGCTCCTAATGTATTTGGATCAACTTCAATCCTATCAACAAACTCAAGAGCACCTCGACCTACATTGGAAGCTCCTTCAGCAACACTTCTTGCTCCTGACATAATAGCTTTCTTAGCAAGGTCACCAGCACCAGGAACCAAACCAATAATAGTAGCTGCAGCTCCCATGCCACCAAGAATACCAATCAACTTGTAATTAGGATTGTCTTTGGCTAGTTCCTCACCAATCATCTGGACAGTTTCGTAACCACCCTTGATGTCACCAATAATAGGTGTGAAGTCTAAGGCAACATTGCCTACATCCTTCCAAGTGATCTCAGGAATATCGACAGCAAGACTTTTAGCGTAGTTTGCGTAGTCTTCCATAGTCCCACCTTGGATGGTTTCTTCAGCCATTACTTTGTTTTCTTCTTAGGTTTTTTACGCAACGCCTTTAAGTCAGCAGCAGTTATCTTTTTCTTATCACCTGCAACTGCAGCCAACTTCTTTTGCTTTGGAGAGTATTTGCTATAAGGCATATTAGCCTCCCAGAATTTTATTCATCATTGCGTGGACATCGTCACCTGATCCGACTTTCATAATCTTGACCTTAACGTCAGATCCATCGTGATGCATATCTTCTTCCATCATTTCTTCTTCTTCGTACTCGTCACCAACGCCATACTGCATATGGTGGCATAGCAATAAAAAGTTAACAAGCTGATCGTCTGACATTTCAAGTCCATCAGCGTTATGAGCAAAGCCCATTTTCTCCATGAAGAGTTCAGCATTCTCTTCCATGTTTTCTACATTTACTTCAGCCATATTAGCCTCCTATTGTGTTGAACGTAATTGTGGACGTTCGTCCGACATTACTGGTGGGTTATTCATGCGAAACATACGCTCTTGCTCTTCTTGAGCCCTACGATTAAACTCTTCATTTGCACTGATAGCTCTCTCAGCGTCAGTCATAGTAGATCCAGAAGATTCCATCATAAGTTCATCTGGAGTCATTGTACTACTGCCTGTCATTGGCTCCATACCTCTAATTCCAGACTCTACATCCTGAACAAGCATACCAGCATTAATAGCTGACATTCTTTCACGCTCAGTCATCTCAACTGGGTTGCCATCAACCATATATGTCATGCGATCTCCAGAACCACCCATCATGCCACCTAATGCACCACCAAGTTTTTGTAAGATTGACATAATTCCTGTAGATTCAACTTCTGTTAAATTACCTCCAGCCATAACTTTGTTTTTTGTGACTTCCAATCCATCAACAATATCCTTAGTTCCGTCAGGGTCCATTTCCATAAGACCTTGTTGGGCAGACGTAATCATTTCTATTTCTGGTCTAGGCATTGGTGGACTTGCCATAGATCCACCCATAGGAGATCCACCCATAGGAGGTCTAGCCATTGGGGGGGTAGAAGGATCATCCAATAGCCTGTTCATTTGTTCTATAGTTTCTTCAGCCATTTTAATCTCCTTGATTTAATGAAGCTAAATAGTCAGCTTCTGCTTGCCTTGATAAATTTAAATTATATTGAGTTGATGAAACCATAGTGCCTGTAGCTGGATCGTATATTCTTGGGTCACTAGTGTATGATCCGTCGGAACCAATTCCGTCTGCAGCAAATGTTTGATTTCCTGTTATTTCTTCGCCTTCTGGGGTGCTGTAAGTTTGATCATATAACTTAGTTTCTATCAGCTCACCAGTCTTAGAATTGAACTTCTGCCTACCAGTTTTTGTTTTACCATCTTCCTTTTGTATAATATCCCCAATATTTAAACCTTCTAATTCTTCAGGGTTTATAGGAGTGCCGTCTGGGTAAAAGTAAACACCGCTCTCTGGGTCAAAAGTAACTTCTATTTCTTCATAGTCAGCAGACTCACCTTCTAAACCATATTTAGTAAAGTAACTGTTTCTAAACCTATCCCAGATTCCTCCACCTCCACCGCCAGAAATCATTGCAGAGCTTTTATACTTAGGCTTAAAAATGTCGGTGTATTTAAATTTAGGATCGTCGTTTCCCCCACCACCACCGCTAGGAACTACGGGACCACCACCATCATTAATGCTGTCTCCACCACCAGTAATTAGATCATAAATAGTATCTGAGAATGGTATTTGTATTCCAAATATTGTAAAGTTTTCATCTCCACCAAACATATCGAAGTAGTCTTCTTTAGAGTCGCTAATCAATGGAATATCGTATCCAGAACCTCGACCAACCTCTCCAAAAATATTAGGAGTGTTGTCTTCTTTAGAGTCGCTAACACCACCACTCAATGGAATATCGTATCCAGAACCTCGACCAACCTCTCCAAAAATATTAGGAGTTGTGTTAAAAGAAGAATCATCTACATCAGTAAAAGTTTTAGGTATAACTTCAGTTGAACTCGCTAATTGAGCACCGCCACTGCTAGCGTCTGTTGAACTCGCTAATTTAACATCGTCACTGCCTAAATATGAACCTGCATCAAAAGCCTCTCCAGCTTCACCTGTTTCTGGGAGCATTGGTGCTGTAAATGCATCGGGGTCAATATAGTTAGGATTTGTTTCTTTTTGAAATTCATTGTCCATATCTTTAGCCCACTTAAAATCTAAAGCAAGAGCCATTTCATAATTTTCGTTTTCTGTTTTATTGAAATCAAAATAACTTTTTGGAGTTTCTACTTTGGGTTTTTTATTATCGTTGTTGTTATTATATCCGCTCGATCCTGCACCTTTATATCCAGAATCAGCAGCTTGTTGATAACCTGCTGCTATATTAGGATTCATGTTACTTGGAACATAATCATCTGTTCTAACGTAAGCAGGAACTCCATTAAAATTTTCTCCAGAACCACCTAACATTTTTAAAACACCTGCCTCTTGAGGAGTTATGTAACTTAGTTGATGAGGTTGACCCTTAATTGTTGCTTGGGCAGGTAATGATTTTAAAGCACCATAATTATTCATCCTTGACTCCTCATAGCTTCTGTAACACTTGACAATGCACCAACATCACCTTGTCCTAATCTTTTTTTAATCTCTTCGACTTTGTTCATTAAGTAATCTGTCATTTGATCTCCACCTTGTGGAGGTTGCCCTTGTGCCATTTGTCCCTGCTGTGGAGGTTGTCCCTGCTGTGGAGGTTTTTTCGGTACTATATTACCAAATGCAGCAGGATTAATAGGTCTAATAGATGCTAACATATTATTCGGTAACATTCTTTATAGCCTCCATCTGAATTTCCGCTGCATTCTTTTCTCGTTCCATTTGCATCTTGGCCATATTTTTCTCACGCTCAATTTGCAATTCAGCCTCTAACTTCTGAATTTTAGCTTGCATATCTGCCTGAGCTTTTGCTGCATCTATCTGCATTTTTTGTTGAGCTTCAGCTTGCTTGATCTGAATAGAAGACTGAGCCTTAGCTTGATCTCCAGCAATTTGTGCTTGCGTCCTTGCCTTCAGAGCTTCAGTCTCTAACTGAGCAAGTTGCTGGGCATATTGTAGCGGATTAGGTTGCTCCTGTTTGCCTTGAGATGTAATAGCAGCGATCTGCTTCATTTGTGGAGCTTCCTGAACCACTTGAGCAGCACGTTGACTAATTAAGTTATCTAGCTCTGGACTGATATCCTCAAACTTAAAGTCTTTATCTGCAAAGTTTGGAACTGGTGGTAATGGAACCCCAACACCAGCCTCCATACGAGTTCTATATAATAACGCAACGTGCTCCGCTATGTGAGCAATTAATATCGGCTGCATCTGTTGAGCACCAGGGTTTCCACCCAATGATGGATCTTGAATAAACTGCATATGAACAGCAATGTGAGATTCATGCTCCTGCTCAATAAATGCTCGAATTGGCTTGCCATACATGATTGCCATGTTTTCATCAATTGGGTCCATCCGTGGTGCGTCTTCTGGTTTTCTTAGTATCTCATCAATATTTGGTATTCGGATAGCTTCATACATACGTTTGTAGGCAGCGTACATATCGTGCATTTCAGGAGCCGATTGAGCCATTTGCAAAATAGCTTGAGCTTGGGCAATCCGCTGGGCAGAACTAAATATGTTGGGGTCACTGACTGGGAGGATATCAATGCGATCATTAAAGTCAGCAGCGAATATTTCAGAACTACTGCCTATCAACGAAAACGTAAACTGCTCAGGTAAGTTTTCAGCATTAAGATCAGCGATCAGCTTAAACTCTTGACCCTGTGCATAGTGCAACCTCTTGTGAATCGCTGAGAAGGATTTTGATCCTTGCTCAATAAGTGCGACTGTTGAGCCAACAGGTGCATTTGGATTTACGTCCCCAACATTCAAATCAGCAGTGCTGGCAAATCTCTGCCCTGCGTCTACAATAAATCCAAGCAGATTAAACAATGCACTACTGGGTTCTTTAAACGGCAGTGGCATAATCGCTTTATTGACATCGTCAACTGTGGCATCAAGATCAACAAACTCGCCTGGGTTAACCTGAACCTCACCACCTGAAACTCGACCTCGTAACTTAAATCCACCCTGCATATTGGAAAACGCTGCAGAATCTAAGAGAGCTCGTAGAGATCCAGTCGCAGCTTTGCCTAAACCACCAATGAGATGATACAAGCCAAAGCCATAAAACCCAAGACCAGGTAAGAACTTATAAGAGACAAACCAGTCTCTCTTCATCTTCTTCTCGTCATTTTCACGCCAGTTTCTGCGTATGCTTACAATATTCTCATTATCGTAATCAACAGTGACAACATAAGGAATGCCAACAACATTGTTATCATCATCGTCAGATTTATCATCCTCAAAGTTACGATAAACGTGCATCTCCAGCAGTGTCATTACGTTATCTTGAGAATCATCACCGTATTGATCAACACCCTCAATCTCACCAATTGTGTCTCCAGATGGATCGATATCACCACCTTTATCGTCACTTGGTAAATAATAACCTGACTGGACGTATCGATTGTAGTCGTTCTTAGGAATACGAATAACGTGAGTATATCGAGGTGAGGTGTAGAGATCTTTGCTTTCAGGAGCCACTACAAAGTCTTCAGCCTTTACAAACTGCGAGCACTGGCGATCCATATTGCTGTCCCACCAAACCTTCTTGAAAGTTTGACCCACCAGCGGAAGATGAAATAACATCTGATCCAAATCAGGAAAGTACTCAGGCATTTCCTTTGTAATTTGGTAGTTCATATATTCACGAACTCTTCGAGACTGATTTTCGAGCTCCTCATTAGGATCTCCAATAATCACAGTCTTAACTGGACCACCACTAGGATAAAGCTCTGCAATAGCCTTTGCATTAAACTGGGTAGCAGCTTCTGCAATCATAGGATGCACCACTATGGATAAACCACGAGTGGCACGTTCATCTTCTGATTCCTCCATACCACCATCAGGATCTAAAGTCTTGAGCCCTTTTTTGTAGCGTTCTTCCCACTCTGATCGAGCCTCACGGTCATTGTTGTAATATGAAATAAGTTCTGATGCTGCACTATTAAGTTCTTTTTCATCCATATCTTCCGCAAGATTTGCATCAAAGTTAGTATCTATCTCTTCAATATTATCTAGATCTGGATCTCCTATTAGAACGTCATCACCAATTTCTTCAACTTGCAGTTCATCAGCAGGAGCTGTTTCTGCAAAGGGAGCTATGGATTGTTGAATTGGAACTGGTTCTCTAGCCATACAGAGTTATCCTTTTTCTCTCTTCATAATCATCTTCATCAAAATCATTTGAGTGAGTTACAAACCACCCTTTTCGTAATCTTAACCAAGCCTGAGTGCAAGTGTCTACCAAGTCATCATGACCTTTTGGAAATTGAGCACAGGTGTCAATTAATGTTTTACACCACTTTTTTCCTTTTGGATACCAAATTCTTCCATCTTCCAAAAGTGCAGAACTTGCGTGAGCTCGTGCTTGTTTGTCTCGATCAGGATTGTAGGCCAGTACAGGCAATCCAGATTGACGTAAATCTTGGAGCAACGATTGACCTGATGCTCGTTTCTCGATCAGGATTGTGTCAGGTTGCCACTCCTCATATGATTCTTGTGCCATTTTCCTGAGATCAGGATAGCTCACTCGATCATACCACATTTCGAGAACTATGGCATTCATTTGACCGTTCATTTTGAAAACACCCCAAGTTGTGCGAGCTGAGTAGTCGGCAGTTTCTTTGGTGCTGAATGCAGTGTCATACGACTGTAGGACGTACTCAATATCAGGTAGGTCATCACTTTCCCATGGGACCCACCACTCAGCCTTGAGAATACCGCCACCCTTTGGAGCTGGACGCTGTTGAAGCTGACCAGCGGTTGCGTAAGAGCCCAGAGAGCGTTCTAGGTCAGATACTGTCTTTTCATCCATGCGTTCAGGCCAGAGAAGCTCACCCTCCTTAGTTCTTGGATCTGTAAATCCCAGAGATGACCTGACTGGCGTAGGGTGACCTATTTCGTAGCGACTGGGCAACATCAGGTGATCGTAGTCACTACCAAGCTCTTGTGAAAGTATATGGCCACAGAGGTCACTGGAATGGAGCCTCTGAGCAACGATAATGAAGGCTCCTGTCTTTGGATCGTTCAAACGTGTCTGCATTGTCTGATCCCACCACTCCATGACAGAGGTTCTCATGGCTGAAGACTGAGCGTCACTTGCAGATGAAGGATCGTCAATTAGCACTATGTCACCACCATCTCCAGTAGCTGCTGCCCCAACACTGGTAGCTATACGATATCCAGTAGCAGAGTTCTCAAATCGACCTTTGGTATTTTGATCAGATGTCAAGGTAATATCTGGGAAGTGAGCCTGATACCAAGGGCTCTCGATCAACCTACGGCACTTGGTGCTATCCCTGATTGACAGTGAAGCTGCGTAGGATGCGAACATGAACTTCATTGACGGATCTCGTGTCCATGCCCATGCTGGAAGCAATACAGCGGTGGAGAGGCTTTTCATGTGCCGTGGAGGTATATTAATGATCAGACGTTTGATATCACCCTCGATCACAGCTTGGAGGTGCTCATTTATTGCATCAATGTGCCAATTGTTTAGGAATGGCACACCAGGCTCGATTGTAGCCCAACTAGCTGCTGTAAACGCCTTCAATGATCTGCGGTATTGCTCCGCTTTCACTTTCTCCAGTGTCAGCCCTGCTAAATGCTGCTTCAATAGATTTGAGCTGTTCATCAGGTATCCTTGTTAAATCGATAACGTGTTTTTGTTCGACAGTTGCTTGAATTTCTTGCTTATCCACCCACCCTGCTCTGTTTTTAAGATAGAAAATAATCGCAGTATTATCACGCTCCACAGTGGCATTCTCGAACAAAGCATTGGTCACGGCATCAATCCCAAGAGCCTGACCTCTTTTTATAGTCTCCATAAACTCCAAATTTTCTAGTTGTTTATTGTAGAAAGTTGCTGGAGAAATGCCTAGCATTCCTGCACATTGTTCTACTGTTAAACCCTTTGCCATAAGGAGTTCTGTCTTTTCAAGAACTTCATCAGTGATCTCGAACTTAGGTCTACCGACTGGATTTTTTTTCTTTGCCATTTCTAACCTTTCTTGCAGTGGTAAGCTGTGTTTTTATTAATGTAATACATAATTCAGAAAAAAGAAAGACCCACCTAAGTGGGCCAAGTTTTCGAGACAGTGTGTATATCCATATCACATAGCAAGAATAACGACAATAACGACGGCAACTATAGTTAAGAATGCAATCCCTGCAATTATTTCTTTTGTAACAACGAATAGATTATCTGGTTTATCATCGTGAATTGTTATGTGGCCTCTCAAAGAGAGTGCTATGTATTGCCCATTTTTCACTGGAGTTTCTCCAGCTTGTGTATGTGCAAAGAGGTTTGAGCTTCCCTTTCTTTTGCTGGAGTTTTCCTGCACCCAATCTGGCATGGTTTGCTTTGCATTAAATCCTTTAAACTTCCAAGATTTCAGTATCATGATTTATTCCTTTTTAATTATACATAATCATTGCGATGACTATTGTTCCAACTATAAAACCGATAAGTGATATTGCCATTATATTTTTTCCTGTGTTTCCATCAATGTTTTTAAAGTTCGCTCATGTAATTTAGCTGTACCTTCTAGCAACGTGTCTTCAGCCTCGTTATAAACATCCTTTCCATAATTAATCATTGCGTCTATTACATGAAAGTACTGAGCCTCAGTAAGTTTTAATGTGTAGTACTTAGCCATTTAATTATCCTCTCCGAATACTTCGTTACCAACATTGAGTGGCACTTCTATTGTAGTTATTCTAAAGTCACATTCCAAGCACACTCTTCTTCTTTTGACTGTTTGAAATCCATAGGCAGTGTGTTCTCTTGAGTCTTTAGCCTTTAGTTTTTTATGACAATCTGGACAATGTGAAACTGCGAGTGTCATATTAATCTCCTCCCTCATTATTAATATCTATTATATTTTCATCATCATTTTTAGATGCAATAAATTTCTCTGGTATTTTAGGAAGTGACACAAAACTGTTTTTTCTTTTTTGATATGGATTAAAAGTCCTAGAGTTGAGTGTATCTTTACAAATGTATTGATATATTGAATCTGGTTTTTTTTTGGATGTCATTTGTCTCCCTTTCTAAATGGTAATTATTTTCCCCACCACATATCTTTTGCAATTTCTTTACCAGTTTTGTTTGGATTGCGGATTGAACGATCACTGATTTGTAGCAGATCGTCTTCGTCTTTTGCGTAGATAGCTACGTTTCCGTTTTTATGCTGCACTGCGTAGCAATCGTCACCAAAATCAACGATGATGTTTGCAGTGTTAAAATCGATGGTGGTCATTCTTAGTAGCATTTTTTCTTCCTTTCTAAATGGTAGTAGGGAGCCGTAGCTCCCCTGATTAATTACACTGTTTCCCTCGTCCAATAGCCGTAAACCATTTTAGGAGAACTGTTGAAAATGTCATGCGGAACCCCATCAATAACTGTTGCGTAGTGTCGAGACATACGAGCAATAAAAGTGCCTGTAGGCAAATCAGAAGCATAAGCTTTGCGTCCAGAAAATGTTGGGGCTTTGTGCCATGTCCAACCATGTTTTTTTAAGACGCTTTGAAAGACCTCTTTCATCAAACCGTTTCTAGCAGATTTTTTATAGCCAAACTCTTTATTGGCTTGTGCTAATTCTATGTAGCAAGTGCTGTACTCTAAACCAAGAGCTATAGCCATTGCTCGAACTCCACAGTCACCTGATACACCTCTTCGTCCCGATGCTTTTTTTCCACCGTCGTTATAAATATAAGCTTCCATTTTTAGTTCCTTTCTAATTAACTATAATTAAACCTACTATACTATATACAGTATAGCAACCCCTCTTATCAATAAAAGATAAAAAAAGTTTTCAAGCCAGATTTAACTTAACTGGGAGATACCAACCTTTCCTTCGATCTCTCTCACCTTCATCATAGTTTCTCTCCCAACGTAAGACATTCACTTCCTCACTTTCTTCAGATGCAATCATGCAAGCAATCATGACTGCTATTGGATCTCCACCTCCAGCCCACAATAAAAAATCATCTGGACTAAATCCCTTCATTTGCTTTCGAGCTGTACCGATAGCCTTGCTTGGTTCAAACTGAGGTTTATCTTCAGGCTCAAAGATTATCTTGAGCTTACCATATCGAGATGCGTCTGTAAGATCTGGAGTCCACCCAAATTTATTCTCTCTTGCTCTTGTCACAATGTACACTGTGTTATTCATATCGTTTCCTTTCTTTAAAACTAATTACGTCAATTTGTCTGATTTATGTCATACGCTCAATCTGCCAATATTAGAACTTCTATTACTCCTTATTTATATAGTATATATTATATTATTATTATTATTACTATATATATGTCATACTGTCATACCCACCCCCTATACCCCCCCTCTATAGGTATGGGGAGGGAGGTAGAAAAGTACTCTATAGTGTCTGCCAATATGACATAAATGCCATTAATACTTAACTCATTGAAAACATACACAGAAACACCATTTTTGGTCATGTCATAAATACTGTCATAATTAATGCCATAAATAAAATTTGCCATCTAATCGAACAAATTTGCAGGTCTGGGGAGTGGACGCATAATTGAATTTGTTTTCTCTTTATAAAAAATGTGTTTACCTATTCTCCTAATCCTTTTGAGATCATCAGCCCAATAGGGATGCACTGTGTCGTTGTGGTAGTGGGTAGCCTCAGATCCAATCACACTGATGTAGTCACCCTCATTGAGCATCAGTTCTGCGAGAGCCTTAGACGTTCTCAGGGAGTTCTCTTCTCGTGGAAAATCACTAAGGCCATCACACCACCAGCTATACTGACAGCCTTGTGAATTGTCTTGGAGGACAACGCCACAAATATCATTGGGATAGTTTGATGAAGCCACTCGATTGAGCGTGACTTCTGCAATTGCAATTTGACCTTGAATTGGTTCTGACCTCGCCTCGAAGTAGATGTTCAAGGCAAGGCACATGAGTGCTGTTTCTATCATTTTTATAACTCCTGTTTTTCTATCGAAACTATTTTATAATCAGAAAGAATTTCTTTTACATTTAGTTCTGAAGTTGAATAAATATAAATGTGTCGGACATTGTTTTTTTTGTTTAAACAAAACGGTTTATATTCGACTGAAAAATTATAAATTGTTGATGGCACTATCATTTGTATTCCTTTCTAAATTATCCATTTAACTTGAGTTTCTGTAATGTCTTTTTTCCAGACAAACCATGCAAATGCCATGACCCCTCCAGACTTAAACTTGCCATCGACATTAAATGACAGTCGCTTCGAGAACACCCAGACAGTAGCTGGTGGATGCCTACTAAAGAACTCACCACGTTTGATA